CGAGGAAGAACAACCCACGCTGCTGCAGGGCGGAATCCCGCGCAAGCAGGCATTCACCTTGGAGTTCACGCGCTATGGCGATGATTTGTCGAACGTCTGACGGCGATGTACTCGACGCTATCTGTTTCCACTATTACGGGCACCTGAGCGGCACGGTGGAGGCAGTGCTGGGTGCCAATCCGGGCCTTGCCGTCGAGCCGCAGCCCTACCGCGCCGGGGTGCTGATCACCCTTCCCGAACTGGCTAGAACTGACCAGCTGACCGTCCAACTGTGGGACTAGCATCCCGCCTAACTGGAGCTTTCCATGAAACCGCAATTTCGTATCGTCGCTGACGGTACCGATATCACGCGCCTGATCAATGACCGCCTGCTGATGCTGCGCACACTCGACAAGCCCGGCATGGAGTCGGACGAGTTCGAGCTGCGTATTGATGACCGGGACCAGGCTGTTTCGCTTCCGTCACGTGGCGCCAAGGTCGAGATTTTCTTAGGCTATGACGGCGCGCAGCTGACCCGCATCAACAGCTATACGGTCGATGAGGTGGAACTGACCGGCCCTCCGGATACGCTGGTCATACGAGGCAAGGCCAGCGACATGCGCGGCAGTGGCAAGACTACCCGCAACGGCAGTTTCGAGGACAAGACCCTGGCCGAGATTGTCGCCACGGTGGCCCGCCGCAATGGCTGGGTACCGGCCTGCGATGTGCAGACCGTTGTGCCGCGAGCGGACCAGCTGGGCGAGTCGGACTACAACTTTATTACCCGCATTGCCCGGTTGCATGACTGTACCGCCAAGGTGGCCAACGGCAAGCTGCTGGTCCTCCAGCGGCAGGCGGGTGTCACGGCCAGCGGCAAAACGCTGCCGGCGATCACCATTCGCCGCTCGGACGTTAGCCGCTACTCGTTCCGCCTCGGGGACCGCTCGACCCACAAGAGCGTCAAGGCCACCCACCACAATGCAAAGACCGGCACCCTGGACGTTATCGAACTGAACAACGACGACGCCCCGGACGGCCTGCCGCCGGTGCATACGGACCGCCATATACACCCGAACAAGATCGCTGCCGAGCAGGCCGCCAAGGCGCGCCTGGCTGCGTTCAATCGGTCGACCGCCGGGGTGCGCCTGGAAATGCCGGGGCGCGTCGACCTGTTCGCAGAACGCCAGATCAATGCCCAGGGCTTCAAGGATGGCTTTGATGGCGAGTACCTGGTGGATTCCCTGGAGCAGGTATTCACCCAAGCCGGCTGGTCGACCACCGTTGAATGCAATGGCGGCAAGAAGGGCAAGGCCAAGGCCGCAGGGAAGAACAAGAAAACCTCAAAACCTCTCGAAGTCGTGCAGCTTTGACCGCATAGACAAACAGACCATCAATGGAGAATTAAATGGCTATCTCTGTACAACAGCTGCAACAGATCCTCCCCAACGCCGGCCGAAAAGCCGGCGTTTTTGTTCCCGGCCTCAACGCAACAATGGGTAAGTACTCGATCATCACACCTCGGCGTATGGCTGCGTTCCTTGCGCAAGTCGGCCATGAGTCGGGCCAGCTGCTGTATGTGCGAGAGCTCGGTAGTGATGCCTACCTGGCCAAGTACGACACCGGGCAGCTGGCGGAGCGCCTTGGCAATACCCCGGCGGCTGATGGGGATGGTCAGCGGTACCGTGGCCGTGGGCTCATTCAGATCACCGGCCGCGACAACTACGAGGCCTGCAGCGAGGCGCTGTTCGGTGACAGCCGCTTGCTCAATACCCCTGACCTGCTCGAGCAGCCCGTCTACGCCTCGCTGTCTGCCGGCTGGTACTGGCAGCGGGCGGGGCTTAATAGCCTCGCTGACAAGGTGCTGCAGGCCGAAGACTCGGTGTTCGAGCTGATCACCCGCCGTATCAATGGTGGCCTGAATGGGTTGAAAGATCGCCAGGCGCTCTACAAGCGTGCGCTTGAGGTGCTGCAGTAATGCCGCTGAATTGGCGTATCGCGCTTCTGGCTGCTGCGGTCGGGCTCTATGCCGGCGGGCGTGGGGCCTGGGTCTGGCAGGCCAGCGAGTACGGAAAGCAGCTGGCTGGGCAGGCTGCAGGTTATGTCCAGCAGTTGGCGGACAGGGATCGGGCTCACGGTCGTGAGCGTGAGGAAGCTGCAGCTGCAGCCTTGGAGCAGCTGGCAGAACAGAAAGCTCAGCGCAAAGACCTGGAGGATCGCCTGCGGGAGCAGGGCAGAACACATTGGAAGGAGATGAGCGATGCACAACAGATTCAAGCTCGCCTGCGTGACAGGCTGGCTACTACTGATTTGCGGCTGTCAGTCCTTGTCGACGCCGGAGCTTTTGCCGCCCCGGGTGGTGACAGTGGGGTGCGAGAAGCCGCCTGCGCCGGAGGCGTGGTTCATGGAGCCGTTCGCGCCCGACTTGACCCAGCGCATGCTCAACGAATTATCGGCATCACCGACGACGGTGACCGAGGACTGATCGCACTGAAGGCCTGTCAGGCCTACGTTCGCGAAGTCACCAGGTAGTAAAGAGGCGAGCCGGGAGGATGCGTCAACATCCAGCCCGGCCCACCGAACCCGCAGACCCTTCCTGCAAGTCCAGCCGTGGCCTCTGCCTTGTGCACAAAGCGCGGTGAGCCTAACACCTGTTTATCCATACAGCAAAGACTTGCATACCTATGACCTCTCCAATTGTCCCTTGGATGGGTGGCAAACGCCGCCTGGCCGACCGCTTGATTACTCTCTTTCCCCCTCATGAATGCTATGTCGAAGTCTTCGCCGGCGGTGCTGCGTTGTTCTTCATGCGTCCCCAGCCCGCCCCCGTGGAAGTGCTGAATGATCTCAACGGTGACCTGGTCACCCTCTACCGTGTAGTACAGAACCACCTGGAGGAGTTCGTGCGGCAGTTCAAATGGGCGCTCAGTTCCCGGCAGATCTTCGAGTGGCAGAAGATGACGCGTCCTGAAACCTTGACCGACATCCAGCGTGCGGCACGGTTCTTCTACCTGCAGCAGCATGCCTTCGGCGGTAAGGTCACCGGCCAGACGTTCGGTACCGCCACCACGGGTCCGGCCATCAACCTGCTGCGCATCGAGGAGAACCTATCTGCTGCGTGGCAGCGTCTCGCTGGTACCTACGTCGAGAACCTTTCCTGGCTCGACTGTGCCGAGCGCTACGATCGAGCACATACGTTCTTCTACATGGACCCGCCTTACTGGCAGACCGCCGGCTACGGCGTAGATTTCCCGTTCGAGGAGTACGAGCTCATGGCCGACTTCATGCGGCGCTGCAAGGGCAGGGTGATGGTCAGCATCAACGATCACCCAGACATCCGCCGAGCATTTGAAGGTTTCCACTTCGAGTGCCTGAACATCCGCTACTGCAACACGAACCAGCGGCAGGGAAAGGCTGAAATCGCAACTGAACTGATCGTATTGAATTGGACACCAGAGGACCTAGGGGGGCTGTTCGTTTGATCTGCTAAATTGGTATTGTTCGGTGTGAGAAATCTAGTTTCTGAGTCTAAATCACTGGTTATTGCAAAGGAGGCAATGTGTTATTAGATCTCGATGAGCTTGTGTTGACCTGCCAAGATCCACGCTCCAAGGAGTATATACGAGAGGCGGTCCTCTGCTATAAAGCTGGTGCATACCGTTCGGCGGTTGTCGCATCATGGATCGCGGTAGCGTTCGATATCGTTGATAAAATAAGGGAGTTGGCTGCTTCTGGGGATAGGATGGCAGAGGTGGAAGTTACGAGATTTGAAAAAATACAGCGTGACAATGATATAAGGGGCGCCCTTGCGTTTGAGAAGGAACTGCCAGAGTTAGCTCTGAAGAAATTTGAGTTTGTATCTCATATGGAGTACGAGGATCTATGTAGGTTGGTGATGGATCGTAATAGATGTGCCCATCCTTCACATGTAGTAGACTCGGAAATCTTCAATCCTTCTGCAGAGTTGGCAAGATTACATATTTCTAACGTTGTAACATCAGTTTTGTCGCGACCTGCAGCAAGCGGAAAATCTGCACTAGATCGAGTAATGGTCGATTTGGCGTCACGGTATTTCCCCAGCAAGCCTGCTAAGATAATCGAGTTTCTAAGCCAAGGGCCGCTGGGTAGGCCGCGTGCTGCTCTTTACAGAAACTTCTGTGTTGTGATGCTAAAGATACTATTTTCAGGAGCGCACCAGGAAATTTCCGGGACACGTGTGATAGCAGTGCTCCCAGCTATTAAACAGATGCATCCACATTTGTGGGACAGCGAGTTTCTGCCAGTGTTCAATGCTCAAGTTCATGCTGCTCAAACGGATGCTGGCCTAAGGGAGTTGATTATACTAATTTGTTACGGTGCCGATCTGGGGCTTTGGGATGGCTTAGGTCAGGCACAACAAGATAAACTAGCAAGTTTTGTTGAGAACTCTCCCTCGGAATTGCTTGATGACTTTGAAATAATACTGGACGGGAAAGAGGCATATTTGCCACTAAAAACGGCTGCTGAAGCACGTTTGTCGCTTACGTACTTTGAAGAATTGAAGGGCGTCAGTTGGGTGGTGTCTGTTCCTGAGCAGGTCTTGAATAGGCTGCTGACTATTTATTCGCGGTCTCGAAACTTTGCTGATGCAAATGAGGTTGGGCGATATATTAAAAGCGTCCTGCCTGAGTGTGAAGGTGTTGAAAATTGCTTGCGAAAATTTGTCGGCATAATTAAGAGTAATGACCAGGTGCTCCATAGCAATGAATTACCATCGCTTGTGAGGTCGTTCCTGAATTTAATAGGTGCTGAAAAGGTGAAGGAGGAGTTCGACTTGGTGGGGGTGGATCTTACTCAATATATGGCGGCGTGAATTGTAGGAGTGATGCAGCTTAAAGCACCATCCCGCCATTGCCATTGCTGGGACTTCAGCGGGAAAATATTTTAGAAGGACCGAATAACCTCGCTATTGAAGCGATGTAGAGCTACAGGGGAGGGGGACGCCAGCTAGCTCCGGCAATTGCTAGCTGGCGACGTTGTCAAGGAACCCATCCTGACCCGGATCGAGCGCCGACGGGCTTGAATCAGCAAAGTGGCCTACTGCCTCCTATGCTTCATCTGGCGGCCGAGCCTTGGTCTCATCACAGAAGGGATTGAATATGGGATGTTATTCACGAGAATTTACGCTCGAAGCTTTGGCTGAGCGGCCCTACCGCGCACGGATCTCCAGCTATTTGGTTGAGCAGCTTGTTGAGATGTCCTGCAATGATCTGTCGAGGGTCCTCCGAGCACTGGGCGCGTTAGAAAATGGCGATGCCAACACCAACCATCCTGGAGATTTTGGTCAAGGCGGCATTCTGGCCGGCTACGGCCATATTCACTATCGCCGTGAGGATTGGGCAGCGGGGAATCTAGCAGTCCAGCATAGGCTTAGCCAAGCGCAGTCAGCGGATTCGATCATCGATCAAGTTGAGCAAAAAATTTGGAACAAGGGTGGCGACGTCATAGGTGCTGTACAGACTACTGTTGAGAGCTTCGCGGAGCGGGTAGCAACAAGAGCAACTGGCGACTGGATTGTATATCGAAGCGGCATTCATGGCCGTGAGTATCTGGCAGCTCACCCTCATACAAGACGAAATACCCCCGAGGAGCATGCTCTCAAGCAGCTTCTCGATTCGCTTACCCTTTAGTGCGAGATAAAGTTGCCATGAAAGGCGAGCCGGGTAGATAAGCTAACATCCGGTTGGCCCGCTTAGCCCTCGATCGCTCCCTTATTCGATTAAGTGGTAGTCGCCTCTGGTTCTGGGATCAGGTGTAGCGCCTCGGCAGTCGTCAGAACGCAGGGGAGGGTGCCCAGGGAAAAAAATGAGCCCTTCCGCTTCAAGCGCAAAAGCGAGTGCCTGCATTGTGACGCGTCGGAGCTCATTTCCAAGCTCGACTCTTCGGATCGCCTCCAGTGAAACGCCCGAACGGAATGCCAGGGCTTCTACACTCCACTCAAGAGCTAGACGTGAAGGCTCGCAATGCTCTGAACGGAACCCTAGGGGAAGGTCGACGAAAAATTCCTCCATGTCTTTCGGAATCTCTTTTGCTTTACTCGGGATCGGGAAGCTAATGATGTCGGCCGTCATGGTAAGTGCCCTCTATACTGTATGTGTATCCAGTATATCGGTAAAGCCATTTACTGCAATGGGTACAGTTCAAGGCTCGCTTCCGGGTAGGCGGGGTGGCTAGTTTGCAAATTTATATTACCAGTCGCTAGGCAACCCCAAGGCCATCCTGATCTTCACCGCCTTCCTGCCGCAGTTCGTCTCGGTCGGCAGCAGCACGCCGGTGAGTGAGCAGTTCCTTTGGCTGGGGGTGTTGTTCCTGCTGCTGGAATGG